TGCCGATGAGTATCTTTAATCGGTTTTACACTGCTGATAATTTGAATCACGATGTTTTTAACGTGTTCTTCTAAAGGAAAGGCAAAGAGTAAATGCCAGGACCTCTTGTGTGGGACCAAGTGGGCGAACGGCTCTATGAGACTGGTGTAGACCATGGCGTTCTATACATTCCGAATGCATCAGGAGTTTATGATAAGGGATTTGCATGGAATGGTCTTACCACTGTCACTGAGTCGCCTTCGGGTGCGGAGGCTTCGCCTCAGTACGCAGACAACATCAAGTACCTCAATCTGATCTCAGCCGAGGAGTTCGGCGGAACGATTGAGGCATTTACCTATCCGGAGGAGTTTGCCGAGTGTGATGGTTCGGCGGTTCCGACTCCCGGTCTTATTCTCGGCCAGCAGGGCCGGAAGCAGTTTGGTCTTAGCTATCGGACGCAGGTGGGCAACGATCTTGAGGGGACGGAGCACGGCTACAAGCTTCACCTTCTTTATGGCTGCCAGGCCGCTCCGTCGGAGAAGGCTTACGCTACCATCAACGATTCGCCAGAGGCGCTCGCATTCAGCTGGGAGATCACAACGACTCCTGCTCCGGTGACGAATTACAAGCCAACCTCACTTATCGTGATTGATTCAACTGTGGTCGATCCGACAGATCTGACGGCGCTTGAGCTCATTCTGTATGGCACCAGCACGCCAACACCGGCCGAGCCTAAGCTTCCGACTCCTGATGAGGTTATCGCACTGTTCCCTGGCACGACCACTTTCCAGACTACTTCGGGTGGGTCGGGTTCGTCGGGTTCGTCTTCGTCGTCGCCTTCTAAGAGCTAAGTGTTTGGATAGGAGACCAAGGGATGCTCAAAATTATTGTCGGTGGTGAAGAGATGTTTGATGATAGTAGTCAACAGTTCATCAAACAAGGCGGCACAACTTTAGAGCTTGAGCATTCTTTGGTCTCACTGTCAAAATGGGAGTCAGAATTTGAGAAACCTTTCTTAGGTAGAGCTGAGAAAACGGTGGATGAGATTCTGGCTTACATTAAGGCAATGGTTTTGAACGAAGTTCCAGAGGGAATTTTCTCTGAACTCTCTGAAGAGAACTTTTCGGAGATAAATGACTACATTGAAGCTAAGATGACAGCAACTTGGTTTCATGAGGCGTCAGGTGCACCAGCTTCACGGGATGTTATCACGGCTGAACTGATTTATTATTGGATGATTACCTTTCAAATTCCTTTAGAATGTGAGAGATGGCATCTAAATCGATTATTCACTCTGATTCGTGTCTGCAACATTAAACAGGCTAAGCCGAAGAAGATGAGTAGGTCTGAAGTTGCGGCTCGTAATAGGGAACTTAACGCTCGGCGTAGGGAACAACTGGGGACTAGGGGTTAGAAAGGGGGTGATATGACAGCACTTGTTTGGGATAAGACAGGTGAAAAGTTTTATCAAACCGGTATCCAGTGTGGTGTACTCTATTTGCAAGATGGTAGAGTAGCTGTCTGGAATGGACTTACTGGAATGGAAGAAACCTCTGAATCTGAACTTAGTTCCTATTATTTGGATGGCGTAAAGTATTTGGAGAATTTGTCCCCGGGGGATTTCTCGGGACAACTTAAAGCTTGGACTTACCCTGACGAGTTTGATTCGGTTACTGGTATAGCCGAGGTTTCTCCTGGTTTGGAATACTATGAGCAACCGCCAAAAAGTTTCAATCTGTCATATCAGACAAGAATCTCAAATGATATAGATTCGGAACTAGGTTATAAGATTCATCTTCTATACAATCTTTTAGCTAAATCTGATTCGTTTTCATTTGAGACTCTTAGTGAGAAAGCAGAGGCACCAACAGAGTTTAGTTGGTCTTTAACGGGAACGCCGCCACTTCTAACTGGTTTTCGTCCGACGGTTCATGTGGTTGTTGACTCTATAAAAACCCCTCCGCAGACTCTTCAAGCAATTGAAGACATGATCTATGGTACGGCTACTACAGATCCGCGTTTTCCGACAATTGATGAACTTAGAGGATTGTTTGAAGTCTATGGTATTCTTGTTATCATTGATAATGGTGATGGTACTTGGACCGCTATCGATGAGGCTGATGATTATATTACTATGAACAGTTCTACTCAGTTTACCATCAACAACGCGGATGCTACTTATTTGGACGCTACAACCTATCGGGTTTCCACAACCTATCCTTGAGTGAGGAGGGGGTGATATATGGCGACGATTACAGGTCTAACAGCAGATCGAATGATCACGATTGAAAATGCCTCAGTTGTTGATGGCGATGTGGTTGGGGATAATCTTATTCTCACCACAAAAGGCGGCTCGCAGATCAACGCGGGTAATGTTCGAGGACCACAAGGTTCTCAGGGTCCGGTTGGAAGTTCATTACCCGTAGTTACATCAAAGCAAATTCTTGATGTAGGTATTTCCGGTCAAATTCGAGCTGGTCGACAGCTTACTGCTACTGATTTCACAAATATGGGTTTGTCAGCTCCTCTCGGTTTGTGGAATCTATCGAATCTTAATGATTCGAGTGGTAATGGTCGAAATTTGTCGAATAAGGGTGGAGTTCCATTTTCTGGTGTTGGTATTGAGGGTGTAGCAGCAAGTTCTGCTCAATTTTCTGGTCTTACTACACAGGCATTGTATATTCCGGATACAGGTGCCAGTGATCCATTTAGGATCAGAACGGGTTCGTGGGGTTGTTGGTTTAGAGGATCAAAACGATCTGTAAACCCACAGCAAACGCTTATTAGTAAAACAGGTGGTGCAGGTCAGTATAGTTTTGAAATGCATGTTACACTTCAAAATACGGTACTAGCTGCAGGTTCGACTGATGGTACAACTTTTCCAGCTGTAGCAGGCATATCTGATGTTATGGATAATCGATGGCATTTTGCAGTTGCCACTAATGATGGTAGTAAATTTGCCATCTATGTTGATGGTGTTTTAGAAAATATGGGTGTTGTATCTGGTGTAATTTTCGGATCGAATTCACCACTTGATATTGGATCTAGAGGTGGAGATGGTAGTGCTGCTGCCGGTTATCCGCATTTTGGTCAAATGGATGAGGTATTTATTACTTCTGAAGTTCTTTCCGAAGATCAGATTCGTAATCTTTATTGTGCAAAGATTCCCCACACTCTTGCAGCTGTTCCAAAGAATGTTGGTTTGAATGTTAGACGAAGGAAGAAGGGTGCCGCTCTAGCAGCTAGTGATTTTCCTACTCAACCATTGCGGTTGTATAATTTCTCAGCTGGATCATTGGCTGATGAGGGTTCTAATGGTCAGGTATTGACTAATAGTGGCGGAGCACTTAGTGTTCCTGGTGTTGATGGTTCTCTCGGGAATGCTTTTCATTTTACTGGTGCTAATCAGATTGTTTCAACAGATGCTGGTCTACCATCTGCTCTTGCGTCTAGATCTTTCGGATTTTGGGTTAAGCATCCGGCAGTACAAAATAGTCCTGCAGTGATCAGTTGGGGAAGTGGTGCAGGAACATCGGCACAAACGGTCTTTATTAATACTACTGGTTACGTGATAAGTAGATCAATTTCTGATGATATGTCGGGTCCTTTTATTACAGATGGTATGTGGCATTTTGTGGTTGTGACTGAAGAGAATGCACCTGTTGATGGTACTAAACGAAAAATGTATTTTGATGGTCGTTGTGTTGCCGGTTCAACTGTTATGAATTCTATTGGTCTTGGCGGAGCTAACCGATTCCGATTGGGTCAGTGGGCTGATGGCACGGGCACGGGAACAGCACTTATCGGCCAGATTGATGGTGTGTTCATCTGTGATTATATTCTTGATATTATGCAGATTGTCAAGCTTTACTCTAAAGGTGCCCAAGCTCTTGGCGTGTCACCAAAGAATCCTGGCGATCATGTTGAATTGATGAGTAGCACAGATCTACTTTGTGTATTTGATTCTCTTGAGATTCAACATCAGATTGATTTGGTGGTGTCCTAATGAGAACTAAAGATCGTGATACCGGTACTCCTGTGGCTATTGAAATACCTAATGTGTCAGGAACTGCTGCCTTAGTTCATGGTATATCTCGAAGTGGTATAAAATGGACGATGGTAAAAGACGCTGGTCTAGGATCATATCAATATATTCTTGATGTTGGGGTAACTATTATTTCAATTGCTCATTCTATTGGAGTATTACCTTTGGTGACAGCATCAAATTTTGCTGCTCCTAATATCTTCAGAATTTATTCGAGTAACAGTGCAGGAAACTGGGCTGATTCTTCGCATAGCGTAGTTTGTACTGTTTTGGATAAGCGCCTATGAGATTAGAACTCTCAGGAAGCTTGATCATTCCTGACCCATTGGTTATCAATTTTAACAGTAATCAGACTTTCGATCCTAACGAATACATCAATAAAGGTTATACCAATTTTGATGTGATTTGTATTGGTGGTGGGGGAGGAATGGGTGGAGGAATTGATACAGCCAATACTGGTACTTTGATTCGCAGTTATGGTGGTGCCGGCGGCGGTGGTGGAATTCATAGAATTCTTGGTCTTCTATCTGGTCTTCCTACCGCCTGTCCAGTAGTTGTTGGAGCTGGTGGAGCTTTGGGAACTGAGAGTTCTTTTGATGCCGCTCAAACTACTAATGGTGGTGACGGTGGACCTTCATCGTTCAATGGTACGATGTGCCGGGCTTCTGGAGGTGGCGGTGGTAAAAGAGTAACGACAAACTCTCTTACAACAGCCACTGGTGCAGATGGTGGTGCTGGAGGTATAGGTAATCGCACTACAGTAGGTGGAGGAGCAGCTGGAGGGGTTGCCGGCACTCCTACATCTACTGGTCCTGGCATACCTGGTACAAGCGGGCTCGATGGTACCTGGAATGGGATAATTGGTAGTGGAGGTGGTGGGGGAGCTGGTGGAGTAGGCAAATATGGCTCCGGGGGAACTACCTGCAATGCAGCTACAAATGGTGGCCGAGGGGCATATCACACGAATGATCTCTCGGCTTACGCTCCAGGAGATACTCCAAATCCAGATCCAGCTAGTGGATCGCTGAATGTTATTCCAGGTGGAGCTGGTGGAGCGAAAGCATCTCTAGTCAATGGCTTACCTTATATTTATGGATCATCTAAAGGTATCAGAGCTGCTGGTGATCCAGGAATTGTGGTCGTTCGTTTGACGGCGATGTGACATGATTGAAATTACTCAAAAAGGCGATTGGCAACCGACAAAACGATGGTTAGATCGTTTGAGTAAACTTCAATTGGATGCTGTACTAAACAAGTATGGCCAGCAGGGTGTAGATGCGTTATCAAACGCTACACCAGTCGAAACGGGTTTGACTTCTCGTTCTTGGTACTTCGAGACGGTCACACGTGGAAGATCTTATTACTCGATTCGATGGTATAACTCACACGTAGAAAATGGCATCCCAATAGCTGTTATTCTACAGTATGGTCACGGTACTGGGACAGGTGGATATGTCCAAGGTCGTG